TCTTGCAAATGATTCAGACGCTGCCGCAAGCCGGTGGGGCAACGCCTGAGCAACGTAGCATCTCCCAGGCTCCAGTGCCGGGTATGCAACAACCTCCCTTGTCTACTTAAGGAAACATCATGGATCTTTTTAAGCCGCGTGGTTCTACCACGATTCGTAAGCCCACGGACAACAACACGCAGAACGGTCAGATGTTCAACCCGCCGCGTTTTTCGCAATTCGGTGGTGGCAAAGATGGCACTGCTATCAACAGCCAGATGTACCGCAACAAGATGAGCCTGGAAAAGCCGGGTGGCACTAAGAAGGTCATCTGATGCGTAACATTTATAAGCCCAAGCGGTCTGCGCCGAGGCGGCGTGGCGGCAAGCGTTACTAAGCAACTAGGGGATAGCTATGTCACTCGAAGATGTTTCATATGAAGCCCGCGACGAACTCGCATCGTTGGCTCGAAAGTTGTCGGAGTCGCCCGAAACAAGGGCTGATTTCCTGCGTTTGACCAAGAAGGTTCGCCCTGATGTGTCTATGCCTGAGCTAGACATTGAAGATCGAACCAACTCACTGCTGCAACGCTCTGAAGCTAGGGTAGCCTCTTTAGAAGCAAAGTTGCATGAGCGTGATGCTATTGAAAAGTTGGAGCGCCGCCGCAGTGATCTCATCAAAAATGGATTTGTTAGCGACAGTGCTGAGATCCAAGAAGTTGAGAAGATCATGATTGAAAAAAGCATCACCAATCATGAAACAGCCGCTGAGTACCACAAGTGGATGAAGCAAGCGGCAGTCCCAACACCTACTGGCTACAATCCGAACCCGATGAGGCAATTTGACCTCTCCGCGTTCCGCAAGAACCCAGTGCAAGCAGCGCGTGAAGTAGCCGCGCAAGCTATGCAAGAATTCCGGCGTCCTGCACGGCCAATTGGCTTGTAAGACTTTGTAATACCAGGGGATATTTTTAGGAGCTTTTAATGGCTATTGGCGGCGGTATTATCCCAAGCACTGGCAGTAGCCAGTACACGGAACTCTCGTACATCACTCGACGGGCGTTCATTCCTAAGTTGGTTGTGCAACTGTACAACTCAACCCCACTGCTTGCTGCTCTTCTGAGCAACTCGCAACAAGCCTCTGGCGGTGTGTCTTCTGTTACGGCCCCGGTTCAGGGTTCGCAGATGATCACTTCACAGTGGTCTGACTACTCTGGCTCGTTCGCTCAACCAAGCGTTCAGGTTGGCGTGACCAACGCGGAATTCAACTTGAAGTTGATGATCGCTCCGGTTCCGTTCCTGGGCATGGAAGGCGCAGTCCAGCAAGACTACGCAATCATCCCGCTGATCGAAGCTCGTATGAACGATGCGACGAACAGCATGATGGACTCGATGGCAACGGCGTTGTACAACAACACCACCAACACCCAACAGTTTATCGGCCTACCTGGCGCGATTGACGATGGCACTACGCTTGCGACCTACGGCAACATCAACCGTACTACCAACACCTGGTGGAAGTCAAAGCTGTACGCTGCTGGTGCGGTGAATCCCACCCGTCAGAACATGCTGCAATACATCAGCGGCACTGTTAAGAATTCGGCTGAAGTCCCAACGTTTGGTGTGTGCGGTTTTGGTACGTGGACGCTGCTGGCTCAAGACTTTGTTGGTCAAGAGTCTTACGTCATCACCCCGGGCAAGGGTGTTGGTTTTGACAGCGATGCTGACGGCCCACAATCTGGCTTCCGCGCTTTGATGGTTGCCGGTGTGCCGATCTATCCTGATCCGTATTGCCCGGAAGGCACTGTGTACTTGCTCAACAGCAACTACTTGTCGCTGTACATCCATGAGATGGGTTCTTTTGCCTTCACTGGCTTTGAGTCCACTTTGTCCAACTTCCAAGTTGGTTACGTCGGTGCTGTCTTGACCATTGCAGAGCTTGTTGTTACAAAGCCCAAGGCAATGACCAAGATCACTGGCTACAATTCATTGAGCATCTAAGGAGAAAATTAAATGTTCAATCAAATCGGTTTTGGTGTACGTGGCACTAATTGGCCTAATACCCCAATCAATCTCCCCGCTGGTGCGGTTTACACCATTCCAAGTGGTCAGTACTCTGTTCACGTTGGCCCTTACACCACTATCCAGCAATGGGATGGTGTTTCACAGATCTGGCGTTTTGTAGAAGCATCTGCACAATCTGCTCCTGTGCTAGTGACATCAGATGGATCTAACGTCCGTTTGATCAACATGACCAGTACAGTTGTAGGTACTGTTATTACCACTGCTGGCTCTGGCTACACCAACGGTATCTATCCCTCTGGTACAGGCTTGGGTACTGCTGCTTCTCCTACCTGCACATTCACAGCCGGTGGCGGTGGCGTGTTGGCAACTGGCAACGTGATTGTTGGTGGTGCTATCAACACCACAGTGGCAATCACTACCGCTGGTAGCGGCTACATCAAAGCGCCTATTCTGTTGCTCTCTTCTCCTCCTGCTGGTGGCGTACAGGCTACTGCAACTTGCACCATTTCTAGTGGTGTAATTAACGCAGTGACCGTTACCAACCAGGGCGCTGGTTACACAGCCGCACCAATTATCACTGTAGTCAACGGCAACGGTGACACTACCGGTACTGGCGCTGTATTGACGGTCAACGCCACCTTGGCTGGCTCTGGTACTGTGACCGCTATCACGATGAACAACAACGGTGCTGGCATGACTTCTGTGCCTACCATCTCGTTCAGCCCTGCATCAACCACCGCAGCAACTGCTGTGATGTGCCTGAGCATGTTGACCTCTGCTACCACTGGTGGCACTGGTTACACAAACACCGCTACGGCACCGTTTGTTGCAACATCAAACATCACTGCTGGTACTTCGGTGCTGACCAATCCAGCAATCAGCACTGGTGTGTTTGTTCCTCGGCCTGCTGTTGGTTTTGTAACTTGCTCTGCTACAACGGCATGGGCAGCTACATTGACTGACAATGGTTTGTTCCAAGTGGCTACTGCATACACGGGCGTTGTCCCAACATCAGCAGCATTTGGCACAACGACAGGTACAGTTGCAAATACATTTGGTGGCGTGTCTGACACTGTGTACCTGCAAACAGTCTAAGGAGCCATCATGGCATCATCTAGAGTTGCAAACAAGTTGCCAAGTCAATTTGGGTACATTCTGCTGGCTGTGGTTCCTGCGTTGAATTTGAATGCGACAGGCGATACGTTTGTTGCATTTACCGATACTCCAACAAAGTTTCGGGTTCGAGCCATTGCGATGACCAACGGTTCGATCAACCCAACGACTGCCAGGTTCACAGTGCAAACTGCTGCATCCGCTGGTGGTACGGCAATCGTGACTGCTGTTACCCCAGCACTGGCTTCAACCGCTGTTGTACAAGATTTGACGATTGCGTCTACAAACGCATTCTCTCAAGCCTATCTGTACATCAACGTGGGTACAGCGCAAGGTGCAGCAGCTACGGTTGACCTGTACATCTACGGCGACATCCTGACGGCTTGATATGTGGGTCACTAACAACAGCGAGCATGATCTGGAAGACGGCTATGACGGCAAGCGGTACTTGTTTGCTAAGGGCCAGTCAGTAGATGTTCCGCTAGTTGTCTGTCATCATGTTTTTGGGTACGGCGATGACAAGAAAGAGCCGTATCTCAGACGTCTGGGCTGGATGGCAAGCAACCAAGACCTTTCAAAGGCTTTGGCTAGGCTCCATTCTTTCTCGTTCTCATCTGAACAGCCCAGGCCAAATGTCCACGTCCTATCCCCCGTGGTTGACTCAAAGCCAGTCCTTGTGCCTAATAAGCGCAAGGCTGGTCTTGTTCAAGTTGCATAAAATTATGAGGACGTTATGGCACTCTCTGACTACATCACGGAATGCCGTCGGATGCTCCATGACGCCAACGGTAATTTCTACACGGATTCAGAGCTAACCGATTACATCAACGCGGCGAGGGTTCGCCTAGTTCGTGACACCGGTTGCCTACGCACGTACCAGACTTCTTCGGTTGTAGCCAACCAAGAGATCATCCCCACGGCATCCTTGCCCAACGGGGTCAGTACGCTAGACGTACTCACACTCAATCTCATCTGGGGCAACACGCGGATTGCACTGCAATACTTGCCGTGGACTGACTTCAATGCCAGGTTGCGCTACTACCAGAACTACATTGGCCGTCCGATTGCATTCTCCATGTACGGACAGACCAGCATCTATCTTGGGCCTGTCCCAGATCAGACCTACGTCATCGAGCTAGACACGGTGGTGCTTCCTGCGCCGCTGACTCCTCTGTCTCCTACAGAGACCATCCCAGACCCGTACACTTCTCCTGTTGCGTACTACGCTTGTCACAAGGCCAAGTACAAGGAGCAGGCGTATGGAGAGTCTGAGATCTTCAACCAAGAATACATCAAGCAAGTAAAAGCTGTGTTGGCTTCAGTCTTTACACGTCGCATCACCACACCTTACTTGGTCGGTTAAACATGGAATTCCAAAGCATTGTTGATGTAACCCTGTTGATAATCTCTGGTGCCATAGGCTGGTTCGCCAAAGAATTGTGGAATGCGGTCAAGGATTTGAAAGAAGATTTGGCAATTATTAGAGCTGACTTGCCAAAATCGTATGTGTTGCGAGAAGACTACAAACAAGACATCAGAGATCTTAAAGAAATGATGGGCAAGATCTTTGACAAGTTGGATCACAAAGCGGACAAGTGACATGGACATCACCGGCATTGGAGAAGCGGCAACAGCGGCTCAGAAGATTATCGGGATGTTCTTCCCGGATAAGACCGCTGAAGAACAAGCCAAGCTAAGTGCCAGTCTGTCTCTTCTCACGGCTCAGACAGACATCAATAAAGTAGAAGCCGCTTCGTCAGATCGTCTTCAACACTGGCGCGGTGGTCTTGGCTGGGTGTGCAGCTTTTCCTATGCCTACAACTTTGTGCTACAGCCGTTGATTGTTGCTTGCGCTGCTATTGTCAATCATCCTGTTGTTCTTCCTTCTCTAGACATTAGCGCTTTGGCAACTTTGACATTTGGGATGCTTGGCCTGGGTGGTTTGCATGTCTCAGAGAGAATGAAACGAGTGTCGTAGTCATGTCAAGGGAAAAGCCTAACCTTTCAGTCAGTCGCGGGGAAAAGTTGTCAGTCAGGGCGGGTGGTGGACTGACGGCAAAAGGAAGATCCAAGTACAACCGTGCGACTGGTTCCAACTTGAAAGCACCTCAGAAGTCAGGCCCACGCCACAAATCGTTCTGTGCAAGAAGTAAAAGTTGGACAGGTGAACGCGGTAAAGCTGCTCGTAAACGTTGGGGATGCAGGTAATGATTGAGAACTTCCAACGTTGCATGACGTTGTTGCTTGAGAGTGAAGGCGGTTACGTGCATGATCCCAAAGACCCAGGTGGTTGTACGAACATGGGCGTGACCAAGAAAATGTGGGAGTACTTCTCAAAGAGTGAAGTGTCGGAAGAAGACATGAAGAACCTCACTCTCAACAACGTTGTGCCGTTCTACAAGGAATTGTTTTGGGATGCGGTCAAAGGTGACTTGTTACCGACTGGCATTGACTACTGTGTCTTTGACTGTGCGGTGAACTCTGGCGCTTACCGCAGCATCAAGATCTTGCAAAGCGTTGTTGGTGTTCAGGCTGATGGCATGATGGGGGACAAGACCCTTGCTGCTGTCAACAGCGCCAACAGGCTGAATGTGATAGAAGACTTTAACAACAAGCGCATAGAGTTTTTGTCAGTCTTGCCAACGTTCAATCATTTTGGGCGTGGGTGGACGGCAAGGGTGAATGCGGTTGAAGATCAATCCAAGGGCATGTCAAGTGCATAACAGATGGCAACCCAAGAGCAGAAAAAAGATTACCACGTCACCAAGGATTTTGTTGGCGTAAACACAAAGGCAAACCGTACCGCCATCAAGGAGGAGGAGTTCTCCTGGCTGGAAAACGTGATGCCTATCGGGCACGGTAATCTTAGGGTTGTTCCTGCGCCCACTGTTGTTAGCTCTGTTACGTTTACACAACCAGTTGTCAATGCTGTCTATGGCAACATTTCGGCGGTCAACTACTACATTGCTTTTGAGTCAGACGGTAGCTGCGAAGCCGTCAACTTGGCAAGCAATGTCAGGACTACTGTTGCTGCTGCAAGTACGTTTTCTACGTCTGGAGTGCAAGCCACCCAGTGGTACAACAGCTTGATCCTTATCATTGATCCGGTCAAAGGCTACTTCCAGTGGAACGGCACCACGCTGGTCAACGTAGGATCGTTGTCTTTCCAGTTGTACTTGCTAGGCTACTCGCCTGCTACTTACGGCATTTTGACTGGTGTATCCATCACAGGAGTGGGTGGCACGTTTCTTTTGGCAACGCCGTTGACTGCCGGGACATTGTTGGTAAATGAAGCGGTAACGATTTCTGGTACGTTTGGTGGCACAGGGTCAATCACTGGCTATACCTCGACCACAACGTCAGCCTCGTACTACATCACCGCAACCAACGGTACAAGCACGTTTACATTGTCAGCAACGTTGGGTGGTACAGCCATCGTAACGACCGCAGGAACCCCTCTTGGCTTGACGTACACCCTAACCGGTGCAGGCTACTCGGGGGCTGTCACAGCGGCTGTAGCGGCTCCCTCTGCTGGTGGTACACAAGCGGTAATTGCTCTTGCGTCTAACGGCTACGTCATCACTGGCGTGTCTGCCAACGGTACGGGCCTCACGCCTGGCACCAACTATCTGACAGCGCCAGCGGTGACTATCACCGGCAGCGGGACAGGCCAGGCTATTGCTGCAACGGTGGTCAGCCAGCCGGGATCGTGCATAGCATCATTCTCAGGCCGGGTGTGGATTGCCAACGGCAGGACGTTGTACTACACGGCGGCGGGAACAAACAACGATTTTGCGAGCGTGTCTGCCGGCAACATCATCTTCAACGATGAGACTCTGATAGGCAACATCACGCAGATTGTCGCTGCCAACAACTTCCTGTACGTGTTTGGCATCAACAGCATCAATGTCATCTCTGATGTCCGCATCAACACCAGTACCGGAGCTACGCTCTACACCAACACTAACATCAGTGCGGCTGTAGGTTCAGATCTGCCGTATGCGATGCTGCCGTACTTCCGGTCTATTGTGTTCATGAACCGCTACGGCATATATGCCTTGGTTGGTTCAACAACATCAAAGCTCAGTGACGCTCTTGACGGGGTGTTCCAGTACATAGATTTCACCAATCCTGTCAGTGCCGGCCAGGTGCTGCTGTACAACATCCTGTGCGCTGCCTTCTCGTTCACCTACAACGATCCTGTGGCAGGGGCTAGAGTCATCCAGGCTGTGTTCTTTGACAAGAAGTGGTTCTTCACTTCGCAGAACAGTCTGAAATACATAACGTCTGTTCCTTCTACGGGATCTGCTACGTTGTATTCAACGACCGGCACAGACTTGCAGAAGATGTACCAAGATTCAACAGCGGCGATCAGCACAAAGATTCAGCCTGCATTGCTGGGGATGGGCAACATCATTCGAGACAAGCAAGCATTGAAGTTTGGTGTAGAAGCCATCCTTGGCAGCGTAGCAGGAAGCTATATCAATGTGACGGTTGATAGCGAGAGTGCATCCTCTCCGACCACAACGTTGAGCAACCTCCAGACAATTCAGTGGGCCAATAATGTAGGCAACATTGTGTCTTGGTCAAACACTGCTCTTGCTATTGTGACTTGGGCAAATGTTATCAATGGTTACTATTTGTACCGTTATGATGCCCAACAGTGGGGTAAGTACATAGGTCTTACAATCACCAGTACATCACCTAACTTCATTGTTTCTGGCGTTCAATATCAAACAGAACTGAGAGCGAGCTTCTAATGACAATACCTTACACTTTTGCAGGTCAGACCGGAATCATCCCTCTTGCTGAGTTGGACAGCAACTTTTCGTATTTGGTAAACAGTGTTGCAGTAAATGTAGTGAATTACGGTGCAGACCCGACGGGTGTAGCTGACTCCACTGTTGCTATTCAATCCGCTCTTACTGCTTCTAAGTTGGTTAGCTTTGGTGATGCTGGCGACACCTACAAGATTAGCGGTACGTTGACTGTCCAGACCGGCAGCACGCTAATCTTCAACGGCGCAACGGTGACGCAAACGGCACTGCAAACGCCAATGTTTGATGTACGTAACACCTTGGGTGTCACAATTTCTGGTGGTAATTTGGTTGGCGCATTGATGACTACGGCAACCGCAGGGGCTTTTGTTATTGGTCGCAAATATACCATCCTTACTGTTGGTACTACTAGCTTTACATCAATAGGTGCTTCGGCAAATACTATTGGAATTGCTTTTACTGCAACTGGTGTTGGATCTGGTACAGGTACAGTAAGCACGTTCTTTAACAGCGCCGCATCTTTAGACATGGGTATTAGGGGGGATAGTACGACAAGCAATCTGTCGGTATATAACAATACCTTTACCCGATTTGCATACTCCCCACTGTACGTTACAACGGCTGGGACTAACATCCAGTTCATTGACAACATTGTGACTGGCCCTGGGGCAAGTGTTCTGTCCCCTGCGTCTAACGGATTTAGAAACTGTACTGGTGTCACAATCATTGGTAATGGCGTTACCATTCGCGGCAACACCATACAAGATACAGCGCAGGGAATTATTGTTGGTCAACAGTCCACGGACGTTGTGATTGATGAAAACATCATTAAGAACACGTTGGTTGAACATGGCATGTACTGCGATACAGGTATTCAACGCCTAACAATTAGCAACAACCTGATCCACAACACCTGTGGTATGGGAATGAAAGTGCAGTGGTATAACGACCCTGTGCTGACGCAAGTGCCTAGTGACATAACCATTGTTGGCAACGTTATTTATAACACCGGCACAGAGCCTACGATCAGCGGTGATGGCATTCTGGTGTACAACTCAGCGCCCGCAACGATGGGCACGCTATCTGGTGTAACTGTTGCAAGCCCTGCGGTGTTCACTACGGTAGCAGCGCATGGTCTTGTGGTGGGGGACATCATAAGCATCAATGGTGTGGTGGGAATGGTCAACGCTGCAAGTGCAGTTGCCAACACGCTGAACGACACGTTTGTTGTTGCTACTACCCCTCTGACCACCACATTTACCGTTACCAATTACACAAACAGCGCGCTCAGTACGGTTGGGTGGAGTGCTTGGACTAGCGGTGGAACCATCACAAA